TCAAATCGGAGAGAAGTGTAGTGGTGAACATCCACGTGGACGGGGCCCGGGACCCCAGGGCTGTGGCCCGGGAGGTGGTGGAAGCCCTGGACGAGTGGGCCGCCGGACGCATCGTGGTGCGGGGCCTGGAGTTCCTGGCGGCAGAGGACGGCCATGCATGAGGAAGTTGTCCTCGTAGGTAAAAGGCGCTGGCGCATCGCCCCTGAACCCCGGGCGGACATCGTGGGGGAGTGCCGGGTGACGGTGCGAGGTGGGGGCCTACGAGAGTCTACGGTGGAGGTGCCGGGCCAGGACGGCGTGGTCACCACCCGCCTGGGTTACACCCCCGCTGAGGTGACGGTGGAGGTGCGGGTGGTAAACCTAGGTCAGCTAGATCGGCTCCGCCAGTTCGCCGAGCACTACCGCAACAGGCGGGGGGCGCAAAAACATAATCCTGTGCAGATAGTCCACCCCGCCACCCGCCGGTGGGAGATTGCGGAGGTGTACCTGACCGACATCGAGGAGGCCCCCTTCTCGTGGCGGGAGGGCTACCGGCTCACCATGACCTTCCGCGAGTGGTGGCCGGAGACCAGGCGGACCACCAAAAAGGCCACGGCTCAGAAGGGCGGCTCCGGTGAGGAGTCCTTGCTCGGGGCCGGGGTAAGCGTCCTCGAGGCAGATCGCCCCTCCAAGTCCCCACCTAAACCCTGACATGCCCGCCTTCACCCTAAACAACAGTCCCATCGCCTCGGGGTACCTGAGCCTGCCCCTCCGGGGCAGGCCGGTGGGGAATTTCCTGGTGGCCGAGCCGTGGGACGAGTGTCGGCTCCAGGACGGGCGGGCCACTCTGCGCATGGAGCTGGACGACCAGGTGAGCGCCTGGCAGGGCACCGTCCGCCTTTCCCCGCACCCCGAGGGTTGGACGGTAGCCCGCTTCGTGGGCGGGGCGGACGGACTAGAGAAGCTCCTCAAGCCCCGCTACTACGAGGGCATCCCCTACCGCACCGTGCTGGCGGACGCCATCCGCGAGGCCGGAGAAACGCCTGGACGAATAGACCTGAACGGTGTGGCCACCAGATACACCCGGCGGGCCATGACGCTGGCGGACCTCCTGGAGCTTCTGGTGCCGGAGGGAATGGTGTGGCAGATGAACGAGCGGGGCGAGTTGGACGTGGATACTCCCACCTGGAATCCATCGGGGCCAGCCTACGCCGTGGAGGAGGCGGATCGCGGGGCCTGGGGGGTGGTCATGGACCCCGCCCTGCGCCCTGGCACCACGCTGGAGCTTTTGGGCGGGGCCAAAAGCCAAATCCGGGTGGAGCGGGTAGTGCACCGCATAGACCCCAGGAGGCTTATAACGGAGGTGTGGCGTGCGTGAGCGGGCTAAAAGGGCTCTGCGCCTGCTGACTCGGCCAGAGGAGCTGGACTACGCCCTCCTCTACCCCAGCACCGTGCTGCAAGACCACGGGGACATGCGCCTGGACCTCAGGCCAGACCACGCCGCCCTGCCCCATCTGGTGCGGGTGCCGCTCCGGCTCTTCCTCCCCGGGGCCTACGTGAAGGTGCGGCCCAGGAGCCGGGTTCTCTTGGGCTTTGAGGAGGCAGACCCTGCCCGCCCCGTGGCCTACCTGTGGGAGGCTGGGGCGGTGCTGGTGGTGGAAGTCCGCACGGCGGGCGGGAGGCGGGTGCGACTGGATGACGAGGCGGGCGTCACCCTCATTCAGGACCCCGCGTTGGTGCGGATAGACGCCCCTCGGGTGGAGCTATCCGGGGGCGGTCCCCCCGTGGCCCGAGTGGGAGACCCGGTGCAGGTGGGGGGCGCCGTGGGCCAGATCATCGGCGGCAGCGGCAAAGTTTACTCGGGGTGAACCATGGCTGATTTCGGCACCGATCTGACCGCCCTACCAGAGCTGAGGTTCCAGCTCACGGACGGGCTGGCCAACCTGGGGGAGGCCTTGGCCCGGCGGCTCTTGACCCCCAGGGAAGGCCTTTTCTACGACCCCACCTACGGCTGGGACCTGCGCCGGTATCTGAACGAGGTCCTGGACGAGGCCACCGAGTACGAGATGAGGCTCCTGGTGGAGCAGGAGCTAGAAAAAGACCCTCGGGTCTACCGGGCCACGGTGGAAGGGGTGACAAAGGACCTCAAGCGCATCCACGTGGACGCGTTGGTAGAAACCGCCGCGGGTCCCTTCCGCTTGACAGTGGCCGTGTCTGACGTAAGCGTGGAGGTGCTGCGTGCCCAGCCTGCGTGATCTACTCACCCCAAAGAGCCGGGACGGCATCCTGCAGGAGCTCATAGACCGCCTGCAGGATCGGGGATTCCCCGTCACCGACTGGCACCCCGGTGGAGTGGGGCGGACCATTCTGGAGGTGGACGCCGCCGCCCTGGAGGACCTCTACGCCCTGGTGCCGGTCATCGCCGCCGGGGGTTATCTGGCCACCGCCCAGGGCCCCTGGCTGGACCTCCTGGTGGAGAGCGCCTACGGCCTGCAGCGGTACCCCGCCACCTTCGCCCGGGGCCGGGTGGTTCTCACCGCCGCGTCCGGGTTTGGGCCCTACACGCTGGAGCCCGGTGACCTCTGGCTGGGCACACCGGACGGCCTGCGCTTCCAAAACACCACCGGAGGAGTCCTGCCCATGGGGGGCACTCTGGAGGTGGAGGTCCAGGCCGAGTCCCCAGGGAGCCGGTACAACGTGCCCGCAGGAGCGATATCCATCCTGCACACGCCCCTGCCCGGGGTCAGCGTCACCAACCCTCCTGACTGGCTGTTGGAGGCGGCCCGGGACGAGGAGGCGGACGAGGAGCTGCGGAGGCGGGCCCGCCTGCGCTGGGCCAGCCTGGGCACCGGGGCTACTCGGGCGGCCTACGAGTTCTGGGCGCTGGACGCCCACCCGGCCGTCACGAAGGTCAGAGTGTTGGACGAACACCCCCGGGGCCAGGGCACGGTGGACGTGGTGATCTGGGGGGAGGGCGGCCTAGGGGCCAGTGTGGTGAGCGCCGTGGACGTCTACATCCAGGAGCGTCGTCCTTTGACAGCGAACGTGGACGTTTACTCGGCCACTGCTAGAACTGTGAACGTGGAGGCCACGATCTACGTGCGGGCGGGCTACCTTTCTCAGGCCCAAGCCGCCGTGGCGGAGGAGCTGGCGGCGCTTCAGCGGGCCACGCCCATTGGCGGCACCCTCTACTACTCCGCCCTCATAGAGGCGCTGTTCGCCCGCCCCTATGTGGTGAACGTGGCCCTAACCCAGCCCACCGGTGACGTAGCCCTGGGGACGGTAGAGACCCTAATCCTGAACCCGACCCTCACCTGGCAGGAGGTGGCGGGATGACCTACCAGGAGTGGCAACGGCGGCTGGCCCCGCCCTGGCTTCAGGAGGGGGCGGGTGGGCGCTTTTTGAAGGGCCTGGGCGAGGCCAAAGACAACCTGGCGGAACACGTGCGCCAAGCTGTCCTGGCCCGCATGATCCAGCGGGCCCCCGAGGACGCTCTGAACCTCATCGGCGAGGAGCGGTTTCTGCCACGGTTTCCTGGTGAAGTTACGGAAGCATACCGAGCCCGCCTTCTGGCAGCGTGGGAGTTCTGGCGACGGGCAGGTACTCTCCCGGGGCTCGTGTACTGGCTGCGGGTAATGGGATACGAGGCCCACGTGACGGAGTGGTACCGCTATGACCCCTCCATCTGGGCCGAGTTCTCCCTCCACCTCTGGCCCTACCGCCCCGAGTGGATTACCGACCGCTGGGACGACGGGGTGGGAGCGTGGGACGACGGCAGCACCTGGGACTACACCATCACTGGGGCGGAGTTAGAACGCATCCCTGCCCTGGTGCGGGAAATGAAGCCTGCCCACGCCAAGGTCCGATCCATCTACTACATCGCAGGCCCCCGGGACACTTGGGATGACGGCGGAGTCTGGGACGATGGCGGGGTCTGGAATCCCGAGCCCATACAGATATACCCATAGGGAGGTAACATGCCAAGAAACTTAACACCCGAAGACCGCTGGGAGACCGACTTTCAGGTACCCATTCCAGGCGAGCCCCGGAACATCGGGCCGCTGGAGACGCTTTTCCAGCGCCTCCTGAACCGCACCGAGCGGCTGAAGAACCGCCTCGGGGCCATCCTGGGCCTGCCCTGGGACGCCACGTTGCCAGACACGCTCACCGGACTCGCGGGGCGGGTGAGCACGTTGGAGACCAACCAAGGAAGTACGACCCTCTCCGCTCACCGCAACGCTGCAACGCTGGACCATCCCGATGGGAGCGTCACGGCAGAGAAGTTGGCCAATGGGGCGGTCACTACGCCCAAAATCGCCAACCAGGCCGTGACGGCGGAAAAACTTGCGCCTGGCAGTGTGGTGGGGCATCTTGGGTACACCCCGCTGAACAAAGCGGGGGACACAATGTCGGGGACGCTGTTTTTGCCTCAGGTAATTACCAATGCAGGAGCCAACGGATTAGGGGTTCGCCATATAGAATTGCGAACTTCAAGCGTCCGCTGGGCTATGGGCCTAGGGGGAGATGAGGGTAGCGGCAATGTGGGAGCAGATTTTTATTTATGGAGATATGATGATGAGGGCAATTATCTAGGTGAGATTTTTAAAGCAGAGCGTAATAGCGGACGGATTGTATTCAACGAAATTTCTGGCCGCTACGATCACCAAAATCGGTTTATGGTGCAGTCGTTTCTTACTGATTATTTCAACTTCCCTGCAAATTACGTCCACTGTATAGCAGTCATTCCAGTCTCAATACCATCTGGTAAAGCAATTTATTTACGAAGAGTTAGATGGGCACTTTCTGCATTTCTACGACCTCGTGTTAGAGCTACAAATCAGAATACTTGGACAGGATCCACAAATTTTGGCGACGCTTCAATGAATGTTTTATTAGGGAACAGCAATACCACATTTGTTTCTCTAGAGATTGTAAATAACACATCCGATGGTGTGACATTTCTGATTGGTGACGGCATCTGGGCTGAATTTGAAATCCGTTAGGAGGTTACCATGAACACTGTAATCATCAAAATGCTGCCCTATGCAGAATCGGGCATCATTAGCCTCCAAAATGACGAAACACTAGTTATCCGCGGCTTCCGCAGCGATATAGACCTCGAGGCGCTACAAACCGAACTCGAGGCCGAATGGCTCGATCTGGCAAAACAGGAGGCCACTAACCGCGTCAAGGCCGCGCTAAACACCGCCACCGAGCGCCTGCGGCCTGCGGGTTTCACCGACCTGATGGCAAAACTGCAACTCAGACGCATAAACCCCGCAGGGCGGCAAACCCTGAACGAGTACTACGACAAGCTGGACGCGCTAGAACAGGAAGCCGCAGCGCTGCAGATAGCGATAGCGCAGGCTGACAGCGTTGGCGCGCTAAATAGTATCCCGTGGCCTGAGTGGGTAGAGTGGGAGGCGCTGCCGCTCAGGTTCAAGCTGGAGGTGGAGCCCGACCCGGTAAAACTTGAACCAGCAGAGCCTAGGCCAGTGAAATCTGACCCAGTAGAGTCTGAAGCTTCTAATAAATGACTTATTTACTTCATGCTTATCTTACTGTTTACTAATCCGTTGTAAGCCAAATCCGGTGACATTTAGCGTGTTTCTCATTTTTCAAGTGGTGACATTTAGCGTGGCGTAAAATGGGCAAATAGCGTGGCGCGTGACAGCCAAGAAGCCTACGACCTCTCTGCCCTTCAGCCCGGCGATAAGGTTGTGGAGGTGGAGCCCGAAGCGCTCCCGTTCTCTCCCCTCATCTCTGCCCGGTGCGCCGAGGACGGGACGCTGGAGGTGGTTCTCCTGCGCTGGTACGAGGGCGGCGAGAAACCCGAACTCGCCGAGGAGGTGCTGGATGGCTAAACTCAAAATCCGAACCCTACGGGATCGTGTCCAGGAGGCTTGGGCGACCTTCAGAGCCGAGCGGGACCGCCGCCTGGCCGAAACAGACTGGGTGGTGGTTCGGGCTTACGAGCGGGGTGAGCCCGTGCCGGAGATCTGGACGGCCTACCGGCAGGCCCTTCGGGATTTGCCGGAACAGCTCACAGATGAACAGGTGCTCTCCGGCGAGATACCGTGGCCAGAGCCCGAACTAGCAAAGCCCGAGGGTGAAACATGAGAGTTGTTCATCCCTTCCCACAAACCGCCCGCGCCCGCCTGGACGCGGGCTTTTTAGACCCCCGCTACCCCGGCTGGCGGCGGCAGATGAGCTTGCCCCCTGATGAGCATCCAGGAGTGGACTACAACCTGAGCGGTACAAGCGGAGATGGCGATCTGGGTTACCCCGTGGTAGCGGTGGCCGAAGGAGTAGTCACCCACGTCAAGGCTCACCGGGTCTGGGGGTGGATCGTGCTGATTGAACACCCTCGGCTGGCCGAATCGCTGGGCTACCCTCGGCTTTTTAGCCAGTATGCCCACCTACTGCATCCCTGCGTGGAGCAAGGACAATCTGTCTGGCCCGGCGAGCCCGTAGGGAGCATCGGCAAGGGCGACCCGGCCAGGCCATTCGCTGCTCATTTGCATTTTGAAATCCGCCGGGCCAACATCCCGGCAGACCATTGGCCTGGATCAAATAAAGCCGCTATTCAGCGCGATTACATAGACCCGGAGGCGTTCCTGAAGCGCCATGCGGCCTACGAGCGGCGGTTCACCCGGCAGGGGCTCCTTTTGTGGCTGCCTAGCGGCAAGCGCAGCGTGCCGGGGAAGACCGTGATCAACCTCGAGGATGCCGCACTTGCACAGGTGCGAATCAAAACAAATCTGTAGGAGGTCAATATGTGGAAATCTGTGGTTTTGGTGGCGGTAATCGGCAGTCTGGCGCTGGCACAGGACAGCGTTCCCGTTGACGTCTCCCAGTGGTTTGTCAACACAGCAGCACTGGCGGCAGTGGTGGCCTCGCTAGTGGCGTTTTTGCGCAAACACGTGCTAAAAAGCCTCGACGGCCTGCCGGTAGTGGCGGCCTCTGTCGTGTTGGGCGGGGTGCTGGGGTACATAGGTAAGCTGCTGGGGTATCTAGACCAGGACTGGTTGTTGTTTGGCTTAAGTGCGGGGCTAATTGCGTCATCTGGAATCGATCTGATGAAAAGTATGCGCAACGGAAATAATGGAGGTAGCAATGCATCGGCTGGCGATACTCACACTGACGCTGATCGCGCTCGCCTGCGGTAGCGCTCTGGCAGGTGGCCGTGCGGCGTGTCGTGTCGTGTACGGCCCTCTACTGTGGGGGGTGTGCTATGCCGAGCAGGTCATCTGGTCTGAGGGTCCACTAGAGATTTCTTTGGGCGCGGAATGGCGCACATGGCCAGCGGCTCAGATAGGCATATACAGCGTCGTAGGCCTGTATATGCCAAGCTGGTGGGCCACGGTAGAAATCGGACGTGGGCTGGATGCCTGGCGCTGGGCTATCGGATTGGGAGTACGCTGGTAAGCCGATTTGTAGAAAGGTAAGCCGCAAGTGGAACCGGAAATGCAACGCGTATACGACCGCTTAGAGCGACTGGAACGGAGCAACGAGCGACACGCCGCTATCCTCGATGAGCACTCCAGGCGGCTTAAGACTCTCGAGGGGTTACCCTCGGCTTTGGCTGCAATCAATCAAGCCATCGGTCGGCTCGAGGCTAAAATCGAGGCGCAAAAGCATTTCATCACGCTCATACAGGCCGTGGTGTGGCTGCTGTTGGGGGGCGTGTTGGCGGCGGGGTTTGAGCTACTCAAGCGGTAGAGTCTTGAGAGTCTTGGATTAGCCGCACCTCAAGCCGCATCCCCAGGGCCTCAGCGATCTCGCGCAAGCTGCGAATGCTATGGCCCGTGTAGTGCGGCGAAAACAGGCGGGCGATTGAAGGCGGCTTGACGCCCAACCGCCGCGCCAACTCAGCCTGACTGATACCCGCCTCTTTAAGAGCCCGCGCTAGCTCGAGGCTCACCGGGTTGGGCTCCAGATTACCCCTCATCAGGTAAAGCCTCGCTTACTGCGTCCATACCTTGACGGGCCACCTCAGCGGTGGATTCGAGCTGGGTGAGTTGAGCGTACAAATCCCCTTCAAGGCGCTCGCGTTCGGCCTCGTCCAGGTTTTGGGCCAGTCGGTTGCGTAACTCGAGGAAGCGGATGCACTCGTACTCGAGTTCACGCAGTTGGCGCTCGCTGCATTGGATGAGTCGGTCAAGTTCGCTTTGGATCATAAAAGTCCTCCTGGGCAGGAAGGTTAGGGTAGCTTTTTCTCCAAACGCTCAATCAGCATTTCGTGTTTGCGAATGTGGGTTTGCCAGTCGCGAATCGCATCGTAATCGGGATTGGGTTTGCTCAGTTCACGTTGAATCTTTTCTTCGTGCAGAGCGATTTGGCGGCGGTGGCCTTGGATTTTCTTGCGGATGTCCTTGTTCCTGCCCACACCTAGATATTAGCATATTTGCTATAGTCTGTCAATAACAAATATGCTAAAGCCGTTCCCATTTTGTTTGCAATCTCGAGCAACTCTCAGCCAAAAACAGCCTTCAAATATCGTTGCCTTATGCCCAGAAACACCCTCCAGCGCGCAATAGCAAAGATACGCTATTAGCAAAATCTCAGACTTAAAATCCGTTGCCCGCGAGGGCGTGTGGGTTCGAGTCCCATTCCCGGCACCAGCAATGGGTTTTTTGGCAGCTCGAGCAAACCGGCTCGAGCTGCCCTAAGGCTCTACCCTTTCCAGCAAGACCACCGCCAGGGCATAGCGCTTCTCGTGGGAGAGCGAGAGGTGCGCCCTAAAACCCCCCTCTTCTATCTGGCGTTGTAGCCCTGGGGCAAAGCCCAGCCTGGGTCTGCG